CTACAAACTATTTTCCGACACGCTGATACATTATCGAAATTACATCACCAAACTCTTGAATGACGGAGTCCACCGGGCATCAACGCACCATGATTATATCTGTTTTGCTCGCATAATGGAAGAATGGAATGATAATCAGCGGGTGTCTATACGGTATGTTTATCAATTCGACCGGGCTTTCTGTGTTCGTTTTCTGGACTATGTCTATATTGAACGGGAAAATTCGCCACGCACACGCAACAATTATTTGGCTTTCCTTCGGTCATTCAGCGCCTTTTTGGTGCAACATCTGTATATCAAAGAAAAACCGACGGATGGGTTGGTTAGTATTGGCAAGGCATTGCTCAAGAAAGAACGCAAGGTTATTGCCGTGGATGATATGCAACGCCTGCATGATTGGCTCCAAGAGAATAACCGCCACTTCCTTTTGGTTTGCTACTTTCTGCACTACATGCTTATCCGTCCGAAGGAGATTGCCAAACTCCGGCTGCGTGATATATCCGTCAGTAAACAGACGGTCTATATTGACGATACAATCTCGAAAAACAAGCGCTCGGCATGTGTCACTATACCCCAGAAAATTATCGAGTTGATGGTCGAACTTGGATATTTTGACGCTCCGGGTACTTACTATATATTTTCCAAGGATTTCAGACCGGGGCCGGAATGGGTAAACGAAAAGACTTACCGCGACTTTTGGAGCCGGAAAATCCGTCCTGCTCTCCGCTTTCCCAAAGAATACAAATTTTATAGTCTGAAGGATACCGGAATTACCGCGATGCTCCGTGCTGGGTATGATACCCTTTCGGTTAAAGAACAGGCGCGGCACTCGTCTTTATTGATGACTGATGTATATACACCGCAGGATATTCGGGATGCAAATCCGCTCTTATTGAACTATCAAGGGGTTTTGTAGCAAAATCCCCACCGATTGTCGGTGGGGATTCGTATGTTCAGGGAAAAAATTTCCCTGAACATCATTTGAAATATTTGTTCTTGAGTGCGACCAGCTTATCCCAATAGGTGACAATCAAGCCGTCCATGTGATAGTGGTATTCCCCGGCATAGTTGGGCACGCCTCCGAGCCGATTTGCCGACCTTTCGGTGTAAAAGTGGTAGTAATTCGCCGCGCGGCAGAAAAGGTTGTGCAGGCCGCTCGGAATCGCGAATACGGGCAACCATAGCCAGCCCCAGCGCCGCGACTGTCGGACGTGGCCGAACTCATGGTCGTAGACCGGTTCCCGGTCGATGTTCCCCGGCGCGATAAAGACGTACCGCCCAAGCGTCATGCCTCCCCGGACATGCTTCGTCGCATAGAACACGGCCCCGCGTTGCTCGGTGATTTTCACGCGGTCGAAACAGAATGCCAAGTACGCAAGGCCGATCAGGTTCTGCGGGAGCTGCCACATGAAGAGTAGTACCGCCCATGTTGTTTTCAGAAATTTCTTCATCGGTTTCGTTTTTTAAGTTCGATATAATCAGTGTATACGATTCGCGTATGCGGGTTCGACGACATGACCTCCTGCCGTATCGCTTTGGTTCCCCAGCGGATGAAGAGGAAGCGCCGCGGCACCCGGTGTACGACCTGCCGGAGGGTATCGATGCTCTCGACGCGGCATGCGACCGAGTCGCGCTTGATCAACCCCTCGACCGTCACCCACGGATCGCGCCAGCGAAATGTCCGCATCGAGTCGATAATGACCGCCCCGGCCGGGGTCTCCCGGACGATGGCTGTGTCCCGGAGCTTCGCCCGCAGCTCTACGACGGTCGCCGTCGCGGTCTTGGCCGTGGATTCTACCCGGCGGAGCTTGATGCCGAGGTCGCGGATGCTCTCGGCATCTGCCGCCCGGAGCCGTTCCAGCTCCGAGACGCGGAGATTCAGCACCATGTTCGACGCAGCGGCCTTGCCTGCCTTTGTCCGGTAGATTTCGACATCGGACATCAGCGCGGTCTGGTTCGACTCCAACCGACGGCGTTCGCGTTTTTCCGAGCGGAGCCGCGCACTCTGCACCCACAACAGGCCGCCCGCTATAATCAGGGCTATGAGCAGGAAGCGTTTCATGCCTTTTCGAGCGTTTTGGAGATTTTGAGAATCAGACCCGCATAATCCGCCGGCTTGGCTGTACAGTAGCCGCAGGCTGCAACCCGGTAGGCGAACTGGTACACGTCGTCCTTGTACGGCATCGCGGGGGCATAGCGTTCGGTCAGCAGAATTCGGGAGTGGTCGGTCAGACACTCCCTGACAGACGTATAATCTCGGAAGGCGCGATCCACGACATATTTGTAGCGCCCGTCCGGCATCCGCGTAATGGAGTGTACTTTGGGGAATCGGTGGCCCTGCTTGTCGTCGTCGAAATACTCGAACGTCCGCACGTATTTCACCGCCCCGCGCCACTTCTTCGTGGCGGTTATGCCGAACAGGTTGTGCCCGATGGCGGACTTCCCCCAGCCAGTTTCGAGCGCGGCCTGCGCGGCCACGAAGAGCGGGTTCAGCCCGGTTTCCTCGCAGGAGGCCGCGATGTCCGGCCAGTAGGTTTTCTTAAATTCTTTCGGTGTCATGATCTTGGTCGCCTTTATAATTTTATATGCCGCGGTCTTCCTATTCGTCCTTTTACATTGATCACGAGCGCCTCGCGGCCACCAGCTGCCGAGATAATTTTCGCTCCTTTTACAATATCCGGGATATTGATTGCCGAGCCGACCTGATAGCCGTCGCACATCAGGAGATAAGTGGCGGCAAAACCGTCTTCTGTTTCCACTTTCTCAAGGGTGTAATTTGCTTTCATGGTAGTATGGTGTTTGAGTGGTTTTTACTCTTCGTCGTAAATATCCGGGTTCGGCATGAATTCGGGGCCGGGGGCTTGCTCGCTTCTGGCCGGGCCGCGGGGGCTGCCGGACTGCCGACCTGCCCTCTCCATGTACTCCAGCACCGCGGCCACGATGCCCTGCGTCTCCCGGTTCTTCAACGCCGAACCCAGCGCGGCCGCCGCATCCGCAATCTTGGCCTTTTCTTTATCCTCGGACTTCTCATATACGCTTTTCAGCTCGATGAAGCCGATGAACATGGCCCCCAATACCGTCAGAATCGGAATCAGCGGCAGGCGGCTCCCGGTCTGCTCGTTGATCTGCCATACGGTCAGCATCTGCACCGCGTCGATGGCCGTTACCACGAAAATCAGGTTGAAATACTTGGCGATCTTCTCGACGGTCTTGCGGTAGCCGAGCGATGAGCGCAGCTCCCCGCGTTTGCGGGCTTTCCGGATGCCTGCCCATAGGTCGAGGAAAATCACGAACAGTACGAGCAGGTAAACAATCGTGAGAATGATGAGCTGCGGACGTATCGCCGCGAAAATATGGTCTATCATAGTTCAGAAATTTCAAAAAAAGTGACGAGTAAGGTTAAGTAAATCCCCAGTGAATGAGTCATAATACAACCATCTCCCGCAAAGGAATATTTGTTATCGGTCACACCCCGTCAAAAAAGTTATACATGTACTATCGTTGCTGTTTCATCGTAGTTTCGGGCTATTACTCTGAAATAGGCGCGTGCCCCCTCGGTTCGGTATTGAGGATTACCCGTAAACAATACAACTCCACCGTAAAATGAAACCTGCATTCTGCGCTTTCCGGAAGGCTCCAGCTTTCCGCCGCGGTCGCCTATATTGGTGCCGCGATGCAGCTCGAATTTTCCCCCCCCCACGAAAACGGGGTCGGCAATGCGCACGACCCACCTTTCCAAGAGGTCTGCAACGGAAATTATCGGCATCCAGCCCGCGGCGTTTACCTTCGTTGCGTCGAACGGTACGGGATTGATCCGTACTGACGTCCAGTTTACCTCATCCCGCGAGAAGGAGTCCTGTACGAGCTTGAACCCCGCATTCAGAGGACGGTTTTGTGTCTGCCCGGTTTGAGGATTCCGGCGGTATCGCTTCTTCGCGTTTTTGTAGTGCAGGATGCCCACGAAACATTGCTTCAGAATCGGATTTTTCAAGTCCGTGGCAGGCTTTACGCAGAGCATTCCGCCCTGTACTTTCCACGTAACCGCCGGGACGGCTTCGGCATTCATGGGATAGGGTAATTCCGTCCACTTATTCACTCCGTCCCCGATCTTATGACGACCCGTGTCTGATTCGTAGACGACCTCGCCATCGAGTAGTAAGGGATTGGCCGCTTTGAGCGCCGCTGCCGTATATTTCGGGTGTTGTATTCTTCCAATCATAATTGCATCTGCTTTTCTGCCTGCGTCTTGCATTGCTCCGCGTATTCGAAGTATGCTGCGAACTCGTCCGGCTTGGTGTCGCGCTGGCGGAGAATCGCCAGTTCATCGGCGATCGAGTACTGCTCGCGGATCAGCGTCTGCACTCGTTCCTCATAGGTCATAACCGGGGATGTTTCGACACATTCTGTCAGAACGGGGCGGCCTTGCTCGTCCTCGGTTATCATCTTACCAGCATTCTGCCCGTCGATCAGTTCCTCGAACCTCTCGTTGGTGATCTCTATGGCTCCCTCGATGGGGGTTTCGTAAAATCCTTGCTTCCAGTATTTCATAGCTTCCTGTATTTTATTTCCAGCGTCCGATCACCAGCCAATGGACGGTTTCGGTAGAGGATGCGAGACCTCCGTTCTTGTCGGTGAGGTTCGCCCAGCGCGATTGGTAGCGTAAATATTGGGCGGTCAGTTCCACATACGACGCGGCTGTGATGACGTTGCCGTTGCCGAAATGCGCCGTCAGAAAACATCCGAACGGCTTTGCGATGAATGCAGGACTGAAATAGTACTGATACGCCCCGCCGGGGGATATTCCCCATTGAAACATCAGCCCATCGGGTGCTTTGTAGTAACCGTTGGATGAGAACGCTTTTGTCAGCGTTACGTTCGACAGGTCTTTGGCGGCCTTATCGCCCCACGTCTTTTTCTCGCTGTCGGTCACGAAACGGTGCGTTGCGTCCGTAGTGATCTGTGAAGCGTGAATACTGCCTGCCATTTCACCATCCGACTCGTAGGGGAGAGAGTTCCATGCGGTAACACCGTCGCCGATTTTCCGCCTGCGTGTGTCGGACTCGTACACGACTTCGCCTTTGAGAAGCACCGGATTTGCGGCGGCCAGTGCGGCCGCCGTAAACATCGGGAATTGAACCCGCCCGGTTATCTTTTCAGTAGCTGCCATAGCGTCAGTTCATTCCGGGGATGGTACACTGAATGACGAACGTACTCGCCTTGAACTCGTCGATGGCCGCTTTTGCCGCTGCCTCTCCGGCACCCTTCGGGTCGTAAAAGTTGTCGTATGACTTCTTCAAGTCGGCCGCCAGTTTCAACGACAGCACGGAGTAGTTGAGCTTGATTACGTTCGACTCCGTCACTTGGATATACTGGCCGTCGCCCGTGTAAACATCGACTAGAGCCTGCACGGGCAGGTACTGCGGGGTGTTGTTGTTCTGGAAGAGGAACTCGATGTACTTGTCGCCGACCTTGGCCCCGGAGTAAGGCGAATTGGCCGTCACCACGGTCTTGATGGATGATCCGCGCAGCACCTGATCGAGCGGGATGTTGATCGGCACGCCGATACGGCTGCCGTTCCGCGTGAGGTAGTAGGTCGCGGCGAACCCGCTAACCGTCGGAGCTTTCTCCGTGCTGTATTCGGGCAGGGCATCTTCCATGACGATACGCCCGGTGTAAGGGACTGCCGCCGTCGTCACGGTGCCGTCGGACTTGAACGTGATGGAAGCAGTAGCGAGGAATACCGTGCGACCGCTGTCGTCCGAAGCCATGCGGATAGTATCGATTAATCCGGTAACGGCCGATGCGGAAACCTCGGTGATGGAAACGAATCCGCTCACAGAATCTTCGATCTCCTGCACGGTGACATTTTGTGCGACCACAACGCATTTTTTATTCGCATTGATCGCCGCGACGATGTTTTTTGCGACTTGTCCCTGCGGGTTGAGTCCTCCGGTCGGCGGGTTCAGGTAGCCTTCGTAGTTGAATGTAAACACGTCCGCTTTCTCATTCCCCCCTGTTTTTTCGGCATCGGTCACGAGCCGATGCGTTGCGTCGGCCGTGAGCTGGGCAAGAGAGGTGACATTGCCCCAGCCGAGCGCCGACCATGTCTTCGTGCCGTCGCCGACCTTGTATTTCAGTGGCGAACTACCCCGGATAAGTCCGTACTCGCCGTCGAGCAGGACGGGATTCGCTGCCGTCCATTCGGCTTCGGTGCCCGTTACGAATTTGATGCGGGATTTGAGCAGGATTTCCTGCAATACCGCTAAAGTTTGATTTTCTGCCATGATATTGTGTATTTAACTGTTGCTCTTCAGGTCGGCCGGGCTGTATCCGCCGAGGATCAGGCGGTCGTTTTTTTTGATGTAGTCGCCCGCGGATGCCACTGCGGGGAATCTATCGTATCGTTTCCTTGTTACAACGCCGTCGGTTCTATTTACCAGATAGTAGATTTGGTAAATTTTGATTGTTCCGTCTTCCTCCGATGTTTCGAATATTCCTGTAAATAATTGATAGCCCCCGTCTGCTTTTTGAACTTGAATAATAGATTGTTGGGGGAGTTCCGCCCTTTCTTTTATGTAGATATTCGCCGTAATGC